TTGAAAGAATGTTTGGATACCTTTAAAAATACCAATGAAAAGATCAGATAACCACTTGAATGCTATTGAAATCGGTCCAAGAATAAAACCAATCAATGTTTGAAAAACACTTAATACCAAATTAAGAATTGGAACCAAGATGTTTGTTAATATGCTTATAAATGGCATGAGGGCTGTTACAAGTAACTGAATCCTTGATGCTAACATATTCCCTAAAATATCCACGATAGGCATAATAGCTTTAAAAACTGTTTCAAGTAACTTACCAACAACGCTGAGTATTGGCATCAATGCAGATCCTAGTGTTTTGACTAATGAATTGATGGATTCTCTGAAGTTTTCATTTGTTGAATATAACAGAGCAAATAATGCTGCAATTACTCCTATAACGGCAATTATAGGATGGGCAGCAAGCACACTGAATGCTCCACTAAGTTTCCCAACCATTCCAATCATTGAGCCAATTCCAGATGTTATTTTTCCTGTAATTAGCAATACCGGAGCTAAAGCAGCAACTAAACCTAAAACGCCAACCATGACGTTCTTTTGTGAATCTGATAAATTGCCAAACCATTCAGCAAGTGATTTTATAACTGGAACAATCCTTTGATTTACCACTTCTGCAAGACCTTCCATGACTGGCAATAAAGCCATCCCAATTTGATCTCCGATTGTTTTAAACGAAAATTTGAGGTTGTTCAGCACATTATCAAAGTCAGCAAGACTATCAACCTGTTCGTTTGTTAATGTGTCAAAGTTTTTGTATTCTTTCGCTAAATCAGCTAATCCTTCACCACCAGCTTTAAGCATTGGAATCAATTTCGCACCCATGCGTTCACCAAAGATTTCGTTAACGTATGCGGCTTGCATAATTGGATCCTCAATACTTGCAAGTTTATTCACTAATTCATCAAAATTCACACCCATTCCCTTGGTTGCTTCCTCAGAAGAAAATCCAAGTTCTATAAGTGCTTTACTCATAACGTCTATGTCGCCCTTGGCCAATGATGCAAATGCACCTTGTGCTTTAACTAAACCTGCCTGCAACTCATCATTAGTAACATCTGTTTGCATTGCAATATATTGCCACTTTTGAAGTTCTTCAGCAGAAAGATTGACTCGATCTGCAAATGTTTTCAAGTTATCTGCAGATTCAATAGTTGATTTTCCAATAGCGGTCATTCCAGTAAGGATGCCTGCTGCAGCTGCACTGAATGGCAATAAAGCTTGGCCTGCTTTAGTAAACGTATCACCAACATTTTTAAAACCATTGACCAGATTATCCATCTTGACTTGATTTATTTCTTGTAATTGTTGTTTAAGTTGAACAGCTTCAGCTTCTGTTTTTATCAATTTTGAACCTAAATCATCATACTCTTTCGTATCTATCTTGCCAGCGGATTCGAGTTTTTTGAGTTCTTCTTTAAATGTCTTTGCTTTGTCTTCAGTTCTTTGAATTGCTTCTCTCATCATTCGTTGAGCTTCAGCATATCTTTTACCATCAAACTCGATTGCAAGTGATTTTTGAAGATTCTTAGCATCTCTAACCAATCTGTTAGTTTCTGCATCATACTTCTTTGTATTTGCCAATATTTCTACTTCAATGGATGATCCAGTTTTTGCCATGTCTTCACCTTCTTTTTACAACCTATCAAAATCATCAGCTGTCGCTTTTCTTCTTTCAATTCCAAGAGATGATAATCGATCACGTTCTTTATCAGATTTCATTCTTTCCAAAACATCGATATCATATTCAATAATCATAGCTTGAAGATCTGTATAGTTCAGTGATTCCATTAAACCATACGGTATTTTGTGTTCATTTGCCTTCTTTATAACTTTTAAAACAGAAGGCACGGACTCAATCTGTTCACTTTCTCCGAATAATTCGTCAAAAAGTCTGTTAAGTCTTTGAGCCCGTGCTACTAGTTTTTTGAGGCAAATTTACCAACTTCCTGGATGACTGCAGATATCTTGCTCATAACGGTTTCAATGTTTGATACATCTAGAATGCCAACAAAGTCTTCAAAACTACCAAGTTTTGGAGAACTGATGAAACAATAAATAACTCTAAGCAAATCTAAGAGATGCTTAGCTGCTGTTTTTTCATCTTTATTCCATTCTGAAGCAATTGCAGTCATGGATGATAGATCAACACCATTTTTAAGTTCTTGGAAATGTGTTTCCCATTTAAGATGAGCTTTAAAAGATGTGTCTACGATCACAGTCAATTCTTCATTTTTTTGTACATATTTGTCGTTTTCTTTTTCATAAGAAACCGTTGGTAATTTAATCGCAATCATTGTATCCTCCTAATTAAACCGGCATTTTTGGAGTTGGTACTGTATCTCCAAATGTTGCATATGCGGCATCACCAGGTTTAACTGATAATTTGGTAACTTTCAATTCGTTACCATTCGCATCCTTATAAACTGATAAGCCATCATTGGTCATCATCTTTTCACCAAGAATTTTCAACGGAATTTCAAGGTTATTCAAAGTGACATTTTCTTTACTTTGAGTGTGTGTTTCCGATGGTTTACCGGATGTCACATTTAAAAGCCATACTTTTTTTGTCTTGGTTATTCCATCGAGCAATAGATTTGACTCAAAATAAATAGCATGTTCAACGCTATCTTTTTGTGTAATATCGGCAACTGCTCCACCGTCAACTAACATTTTTCTATTCATGTCGATTTCGTAATCTTCTGAACTTTGAATGGTCGTTAGTGATCCAGTCAATCCTTTATCGTTTGTGATTTCACACAAAATTTCACCATCACCATATACAGGTTCAGATGAATAGGTTGATTCGAGATTGATAGCTTCTGCATACGCTAGATCCTGTACTGCACCGTAAGCACCATTGGATTCTTTAACGGCATACTTAACATTTTTGACGTTAAATTCTACTTCTTTTGTCTTTGACATACTTTATTCTCCTTTGTTAAATGCATCATTAAAAGCATTGATAACTTGTTCTTTGCTTGTTCTAACTGTACGTTTAATAAATCCTTTGTGTGGTGATGAAACAGCATGTTCTAGATATGCAGCTAAGGGAACTTGTTTACCGTTACCTTTTTTGTCTGTTCCTTCAACTTTTTTGGAGTTTTTAACGTACCTCACACCGTTGTAATCTTTTTTAACATACCAAGATGCACTAAAATGAGGAAATGAATCACCTAATCCAACAGCATCTTCCAAATTTCTCTTAAGAACTTCAGCAGATGCATCAAGTCCCTTCTCAATTTGAGGTCTTAGTGACTGTTTTTTGAATTCTTCCAAGATACTTTCTAGTTGCTTATCAACACTAATTGATTCACTCATGATAAATCAGATCTCCAGTGATGGTTCTTGTAAAGTACCCGCTCTGAGAATCATATATGTTTCCTGAAAGCGTGTATTTTATGTCATTGATTTTTAGAATATCTATGATACTTCTGTATATTGATTGTGCATCATTTGATCTTCTACAGTTAACGTAAATTTCAAAAGACGATTCTCTTAATATACTGCCTCCATCACCAAATGATTTTGGTTCATCATATGCTTCTTCCTGAATGACAATATACTTATCAGGTTTTTTGTTGTTGTCTTCATCCTGGTGTTGCTTATAAATCTTAATTGTTGATGATGAGAGTGGTTTAAGTAATTCCCATAGTAAGTTATCCGGATATGGCATTCTCAATCATCTCCTTAACTCCTGGTTCTTTTGTTTCAGATAGATTCAATCGAATCTTCTCGAAAGATTCTCCTTTTGCTGTATTGCTTACTTCAAGTGCATAACTAAGTCCATCTTTTTTATAGTAGACAAACTTGTTTTTTTTATATACTTGTCGTTGAATTTGAATTGTAGCAACTAGCTCAACATTGTTTGTATGTGCATTCCAAAACGTAGTTGCTCCAACTTCCGTTAATTCTCCAAGAACCTTTTTAAAAGATAAAATGGATCTTGAACGATCACCGCTGATTGGATCTTGAACTGAGTCAAAATCAAATAGGTAAACTGTAACATTAGATAGCATCAGGAATCACCGCATATTTCAGCTTTTGAAGATTTGATAAGTACACTGGAGAGGTTTGAAACTCTCCAGGTACCATTTTCAAATTATCCATGACAAACTGGGTTAGAGCGATTACTGATAACTTATTTGAAATAATAACTTCCTCTTTCACATCGGCTAATTCCATGTCAGCAATACCTGCTTCAATGAGCATACCAATCCGTGCGTTTGAATCAGCATCTGTTGTATCAAAACCAACAGCGTATGCAATTTTACTGCTATACGCAGTTATAAATTCAGCTTTAGTCATAATAACCACCCTTAATTAATAATTGTTTAAAACTTAATTATAGATGTTAGGCTGTTGCTTTCTTGAGGAAAACGAAGCCAGCTGCATCTGCAACTTTTCCATCTGCGATCAATGTTGATTTTTCAATCCATTCATCGGTGTCTTCATCAAAATATTTTCTGTAGGACAATTGAAGGTTTGAATTCAATACCCATTCAGAAAGATCTCCAAACACTAGGACTACATCGCCGGAAGCTGCTGCATCAAAGCTTGGTAGGTAGTCAACGATTTCAACAGGATAGCCCAAGAATGTTCTATCTTGTTTTCCGGCAATACCCATGTTAACACGAGCAACTGGTTGACCTTGTGCATCAACCATTCCAGCCATGTAAATATCCCATGTTGCCTTATTTACATAAATGGCATTACCTGGAAGTGTTGAATAAGCATTCTTGATTTTCGAAATGAACTTACTCATCCAACCAGCGAATGTTGCATCTGTTGCCAAAAAGTTAAACTTTTGACCAGCAACGATTCTTGTGTCATTAAGTAAACCTGTAGGTTGACCTGTACCGGATCCGTTGAATACTGATGCTTCAACAGCTTTTACGATTGCACGAGTGATTGCTCTTGCAATGAGCTTTTCAAATTGGTCAAGTGTTGTTGCACTTGCTTCAAGCGAAGTTGCAATGCGAACTTGCAGCTTGTAGTAACCAAATGAAATATATGTGCTTGCTGATAGCTTTTTCTTTTCGGAAAGTGCTCCTTCAGCAACCCATGATGCTTCTGGCTTTAATGAACTAATCGGAATTCTAGCGCCACCTTGGACGTTTGATCTTGTGATCTTTTGGAACACATTACCATAAGATTCCAATTCTTCTACTACACGGTTCATGATTGTAGTTGGAATTAAAGCGGAAACATCTGTTGTCGTTGTGGTTGCATCTGCTCTTAATTCTGCAGGTACTGATCCACCCTTTTTAACATAATTCATGAACGCTGAGCGGTATGCAACAGTAGCTCTTGGATCTTCAACACCAATGTCACCTTGGCCAGCTGCGCCACGAAGATTTAAACCACCAATTTGAGTAATGGTGACGGTCTGAACATTTAATGCTTTTTGAAGATTTGATCTTTCTTCGTTCAAAGCCTCGTACTCTTTTGTAAGTTCCGTGACTCGTTCAACTTTATCTGCAGTTTCGATTTCTGCTTTAATCTCATTCATTCTTGCTTCTTTTGCCTGAATTTGTTCTAATAACTTCATTTTTACTTTCCTCCTAGATTATTTATTTTGAACAAAGCTTTTCTTTTTGCTATATCAAGACTTTCATTGTTCACCAACAAAGCTGATCGAGCACTCTCCAGTGCTTTCTTTTCGTTCTCCAACGTATCAGATGCTTGTCTAGCATATATTTCAGTGTCTCCGTAAGCAGGAAAATTCACTGCACTTACTTCATAGACTCTTGAAATTTCGGTGATTTTTCGTTTTGGAATATCTTTATCAAGATCACTCCACTCATTTCCTGTAACCTGGAACATGAATGACATACCCGATATGTCACCACGCTTGACTGCAGAAAAGAGATTCTTCGCTTCACTATTATTTGCGATGTCAAGGCTTGCTTTTATTTTTAAGCCTTTATCATCAATAATGAGTTGAAGTGTTGAACTGGCATTGTTCTTTCTTGATCTAGCTAAAGCAACTCTTGAATCGTCATGATTGACTAATAATACTACGTCCTCTAGAGCTGATTCTTTGATTGCTCCTCTAGCTATCGATTCAATCCACCAGTTAGTGCCAATTACTGTTTCCGAATCGAATACCGCGGCATATCCTTCAATAGTCGCTGTTCCTTTATCTTTGTCTTCA